ACGTCAGCCACTACTAAATAATCACGTTCATAGTTAGGATATTCCCAAACCCAATAATTTCCATCAAATCCTCGACGTTCGATCGGGTCAATAGTTTGTGCGTCATATTCTAATAATAATGGACCATCTACCACCGTGTGACCTGAACTAACAAAGTCACAGTCACATTCCTGTGCCGCTCCACGTTCTCCTAATAAGCGAGTTTGTTCATCACGCCAATCTTGATCTCGTTCTGGATGTACTGTCCAATGCAGTTTGACTGTATGGAATCCATTGATATCTGCCTCAGCATCTGCCCATGTTTGATGAAACCAGTTACCCACACCATTTGGTGTAGATAGTACTATTGCACCCCCACCCGTAGATAATGTAGCTTGTGATGCAATCCAAATTTCTTCAATGTTTCGAATAAATGCAGCCTCATCGACAATTAATAATGATAATGCTTCTGAACGTGCTCCTGTACCCGCAGATGATACTGCTTTGATTTGTGAGCCATTTTTAAATTTTAGTGATAATTTATTGTCTGCTTCAATTGTACCTTTTAACCAACTTGGCAAGTTGTCATGCATGACTCTTACTTTTGTTACAAGGTTTTTTGCAACTTCTTGTGTTGTTGCAATAACTAATACATTGAAGTCTTCATTGAATAGCATTGACCATAAAGCAAAGCCTGCCGCCAAAGTTGAAATACCCAACTGTCGTGATTTTAATATTACATTGTAACGATTATCACGCAATTCTGTTAATGAATCTTCCTGGAATGGAAACAAATTAAATTTAATCTTTCCGCGCTTAGGATGTTGGATATAACAATAATTTCTCATAAAAAATACAGGATCTTTAGCACACATCATGTACTGTTGCTGTATAATTTGTTTGATATTTGGTGTAGGAGTTGGCATAGTTTACTTAGTTAGGTATATCACTACAGATGTTGTTACAACACCTCCTATAAACCAAATAGCTGGACGATCATACCATTTTGGTTTAAATAGTTTTTCTCGTTCGATGTACATGTTTATATTTTCTTGCAATAGTGCTACTTGTTTAGTTGTATAATTTAATTGCAAAGAATCTAATTGAATTAGTGATTTTTGTTTGTCAATCAATGATTTTTGTTCACTAATTATTTGATCATTGATATCCGATAACTGATACAATGAATCCAATGTAAATGATATATCTATTACTTGTTCCTGAGTAAAACATGTGTCGGGAATTTGCGATAACCCAATTACTGGTATTAACAACAATATGATCAATAAATGTTTCATTATTTTTTAGGTCTTCTGTTACGCTTTGTTTTAGCTAAAATATTTTCTTTAGCTTCAGCCACCGTACGTTCTTCTACAACAATATTTTCTTTAGCAGTTTCCAATGTCTCGATTACAACTTCTTGTTTAACAATTTCTTGTTTAACTTCCTCGCGTTGTTCTTCGATTACTTCAATTTTGCCTTCGAGCTCATCTACTTGTTGTTTGTTATCTGAAATTGCTTCATCTAATTCTTCTCGCTTTTTTGTTGAATTATTATTCATCATGAATATAGTTCCTGCGATTGCTGCAATTATTCCGATAATTGCTAGCCAGTATTTTTTAATTGTTTTCATGTTTATTTGATTGTTTATCTAGTTGTTTTAAAAAATTTTCTTTGAATATATTGAATTGAGATTGAACTGTTTCCTCAAATTCTTCTGGTGTCATTTTTGCAGACCATGATTCAGTTTCACCTTCTGAATTAGTAACAAATTTAGATGCCGTCGTATATGCTTCTTTTAACATTTCAACATCTCGCTCCGCGGATGCTAGCCAAGCTAACGCATTTTCTCGAATTTTTTGTTGTTCATAGTCTTCAAATTGACCATTAACTTTTAATTCGTGTTCCATTTCAATTGTGCAGTCAAAACACATTCCATGGATTTTTTTCATTTTTTTATCTAAATGATGTGTTCCGATACACGTGCATTTTTCTTTGCGACAATTAGGAAATGTTCTTAATTCTTCACGCACTGATTGCAATGCATCTGAATTCTTTGTTTTTTTAATTCTAAAACCTTCACATTGCTCAATTATAAATGTAGTGTTAGTTGTAGGATCTGTTTCTTCCCATATATCACCAACAGCATGTTTTTCATTGGTTTTAGCAGTTGCTGCCGAATCAGAAAATCCGACAGTCTTTCTAGTTTGAAATTTGTGTGTTCCTTGTAACATTTCTGTTACTGCTTTTACATTTTGTAACTTTTTTGACATATAACTTGTTATTTAATATTATTGTTGTGGTTCTGCAGGAGCATTTTCTATAGTACCTAATTTCTTAACTGCTAATTGTCGAAGCAATTTATAAAAATTTTGCAAATCTTCAGGTTCAGCTTCTTTCAATGCTAAATTAAATACTTTTGATAATGTTTTAATTCTCGCAATATTTCCGCCATCTTCGCGTAATTGATCTACAAATTTTTCAATTGAAATGGCTTGTTTTGTTTCAGCATCCATTTCCGGTTCAGGTGCTGGTGCAGCTGGTACTTCTGGTGCTGGTGCTGCTGTTGGATCAACTGGTGCGGCTGTTGGATCAACTGGTGCAGCTGTTGGATCAACTGGTGCAGCTGTTGGATCTGCAGTTGGATCAACCGGCTCTTCATCTTCTGGAGCAATTTGTTCATTGATAACACGCTCGATTTTTCGACGAACATATTCTCTAACTACGCGTTCTGCCTGTTCTCTGGTTAAGTTTTCAATTTTATCTGATAACACATCAGCTACATCTTTTGCTTCATCATCTTGTCGTTTAGCTAAACGCTTCAACGCAGTTTTTGAATCATATTCACCATTCTCTAAATCTTTATACAAACGATCATCAGCTTCATATTTAGGAACTAGATTTCCATTATCTACTACTTCTTTATCAGTTTTACGCAATAAATTTGGTAATTTCTCACCTGCAGATTTTGGATTCATTTTTTCATCCTTATCGTCCATTGTATAATCTTTTATATCTTTGCGATAAGTAGGTTTTTTATTTTCTGGTTTTTTGTATTTGCTTTTGTGTTTTTCACTCATCTGAAATATCCTATTTTTATATAAATATTACCTTGCGTACTTTAATACCCCTAGTAGTTGGTTAACCGGTGCGAATGCTCCTGTAAGTTTGTATGTGTTGCCATGGAATGTAAATACAACTCCTTCGGTTGGTACAATTGAATCAAATCCTCCTAATTTTTGTATGCGACGAAGTTCTTGTTCTAGCTTTTGTACGGTAGCCGGATCTCCTTTTGCTTGTAAATCTTTTATTAGTTGAGCTAGTTCCGTTTTTATTTCTTGCACAGTCTTATCTGGATTTGCTGCTAAATAATTAGTTGCGTTCTGCAATACCAAAACTCCCAATCTCAAAAAGATTGATTCAAATGGCTCTAGGTTTTGTTTTTTATATTGTTTAAAATCTTTTTTGTCGAAAGCATCAACCCACGCTAAAAATTCTGGATTTGTTATTTGTTTTTTAAGAATAGATATATTTGTTGATTTGTCAGCAAATGCCCATCGATATGTTAATGTATTAACTAGTTCGTCTGAAATTTCATAGCCTAATTGTTGAGCTTTTGTTTTAATAATATCTCGCCACCACGCTTTGTGATATTCACTGATTAAATCAGTATCTTTGAGATTGTATTTTTGTTGTAATTGATTTATTTCATTGAAAAATGCAGCTTGTTGATCTTCGAAATCATATACACGGCCTAATTTAATACGTTGTGGCGGAATAAATGAAAATGTTTTTTGCATATGTGCATTTGCATCTTGAATGATTTTTTGCATCATTGCACCACCGGTTAAATCAGTTTCAGTTACTTTGCCTTTTTCATCATATTCAACTAGGTTATGAAATTGTAAGTGAGCTTTATCATATGAAATTACATTTTTAGTTGCTGGATAAATAATTTCCATGTTAGCAAATACTCGTCCATTTTTGAATATTTGATTTAGTGTATTTTCTGGAATTGATCTAAATGATTCTGTTAAATCTTCTGCACATGCTCGATATGCATCTACTACTCGTTGATAATCTTCCCCAGCTGCTGCTCCATTTTTTTCTATAGTTAATTGTTGTTTGCGCTGAAAATCTGCAATAATTTCAGGAGCCGTCATTGGATTAATTACAGTTCCAGTTCCTCGAGCAAAACCAAGTTCTCCATTTTTCCAAGTAACTTGAATATTTTGGCCATCAGTTTTTTCTGTAACTGCATTTTCAATATCTAATCGTCCAGACAATGAACGAGCTACAATTTCTTTGATATCATTGAATGTTAATCCATGATCGTCCCATGGGTGTGCCATATGACCTGCGGCGCCGCCTTCGGTAATTAACTTGTTTTCTTTAATTAGATTGCCGTTAGTCATGGCTGATTCAATTCGATATACAACTTGACTTTTATCACTCGGCACCCATGGACGTCGTTGAGCCTTAATTGTTTTAGGAATCAATTTGATTAAACCAGTTTGTTGATTTAATGTTAACATGAATGGCATATGAAGCGGAACATCGAATTGATAATCAGAACCAATTGCTCCAGGCTTATTTTTTTGTACTTGTGCTACAATTTGATCACCATATTCATCTGCTAAATCATAAAATAAATTTTCAACGTCGTCTAAACTGATTGTTCCTTCATTTCTCGGATCATTTAAACGGTCAATGAAATGAGTAAACTCTCCTTGAAAATCTACATCAATTCCATATTCTTTAAAAAAATTATCAATGACTGGTTCTATCTCTTTTAATTCATCACGTGTAATGTAATTTTCTGTGATAATAGATTCTATTAATTTTGCGCCAGCCACTGTTTTAGCAAATTTATCAAAATCATATACAAATGATTGTCCTCTATGTTTTTCTAAGTATGAACGTAAATGTTTAATTTTATCTGAGTGACGTTGTTTTTCTTTGGGATTCATTATGGCCTCAAACACTTCTTCAACATCTTCCGTTAATGCATTCGTCCACCAACCTACACTTAACATGGCAGCTTCATGTATATCTTTCAATATATTCCAAATAGTTTTTATAGTTGATTCAGGTTGTCCTGGATATGACATTTCAAATGTTTTGTAGTCATCAATCTCCAAAGCTTGACGAATTGTTGATGCTGATATTGGTTGACCGTTAGGATATAATAGCGGATCGACATCGACATTTAATTCTACGGCATCTATTCCGCTTGGAATTGTTCGACCTTTTTTATCTCCAATTGTAGCATATTTATCAACATTTGGTACAAAGTCTTTGGTTCGAACATAGTCATCGCCTTTTGTTGAAGCTGCCATTGCATAACGACCAGTTGCGTCTGGTGGTAAGGCAAATAAATATTCATACGCGGCCATGATAGGCGAATTGAATTCGGTTGGCTGAATTACAATTTTAGGATTATTATTAAGTAGGTTGAATATTTTGATAGTTTTTTCACGTGTAATACCATCTCTAGGTTTTTCGCCGACTAGCAATATTACTCGTTCAACTTGAGGATCTTGTGCATATCTTTGAGCTAATGCTAAATGAGCTCCAGTTAATGGTTTAAATCCGCCTGGAAACAGTACTGTTATTTTATTCATTATATTTTTCTTTTTATATAAATATTAAATTGACGCTCTAATTGGGAACGGTGGAGTTGTTGTACTTGCGCCTTGCGATCTACTCGATCGGTACACAAAATTTCTTAGTTTTATAGTAGCATTTGTAGCAACGGCTAAATTAAAATATATTATCGAATATATTTGACAATACATCCCTTGTCTATCTTCTAGATCCGTGTTATGCATGTTTAAATTAAAAACACCAGATGATATTTGGTTTGCTGATGTTGCGGTTGGTAAGTTATTCCCTCCAATTAGTGCATAATCTTGAAACGTATTATACAAAGTGGTAGTTGTATTATTATCAAATAAACTACCACTAGCTATATAGTGTCTAATTACTAATGATGGCGTTATTGATGACCCAAATGCGCTATTATCTAGTTCCATGGTAAATGAACATTGAATATCAGTTTCACCAGGCAATAAATATGTGTGAAACATACTAGCTGTAACAGCATTTGCAATTCCACCATCTATTGTTTGTGCGGTTGTAGATATCTCGTCTGGACTATAATATAAAACTCGGCCGATATTGATACCGTCTGCAAATTCATTATTCGAATCAAACAATGTAACACCTGTATTGCTTATTGCCGTAAATTGAGATGCTGTTACTGATCCATTTGGGTTAAGATGAAATGAACTTGCTGAAATTTCTATGTTTCCATTTGCGCCACTAATGAATGGAGCTGGATATTGTCCAAAGAAAAATCGGCGAGTTCGTATATCAACTTCACTGTCAGTGGTTGAATATCTAAAATAGCTAGCAGTATTTGCATATAATTCTATTCCTACACCAGAATATGGAGCTCCACCTTTAGTACCTAATGACCCAGACAATGCTGATCCAGACCAAATTAAAAATCCCGGAAAGCCTGCCGTAAATCCTTCATATCCAAGTGACCGAATAAAACCAGTTTGTTTGTATCCGCTTATTGCAATTCCAGAATCCAATGAATCTGCTACATACAATGAGCCGGTAAGCATTGAGTATTCGCCATCTACATAACGATTTCCTCCGGTCCAATCTAAGTTGTATACATAATTAACTTGTTTGCTTTTATAACCAGCAACATTGTAATACTCAATTTTAAATGAAAGTTGATTGCCGGCTTTGTGTGCTGTCGGTACCAATGTTTTCAATCTAGTATAATTTGGAGTATATCCGGCATCATTGTCAGACGTTGTTCGTATATCCGATACTTGCCAATCTCCTGCCTCTACTACTAACAATAAAACTGCGTTTCCTACATTTTCAGTTTCGAAACTAAAAGTTATATCATCAAATCTTTGATTATTTGATGTTACTCGAAGCTCGCCTATTCTTTTACCTAGTTTAACTGGTAATTCATTATTAAAATAATCATTCGGTAATCCGTCGACCGCACTACCAGATAAATATAATGATAATACTGGGTCTAAATTATTGCTAGTTGAACTGCGTGTCCCAATAGCGTCCAATGTTATTTTGTATGCTGAACTTGAAATAAATGCACCAGAATATGTAGATTTTATTTGTGCTACATGCACTGCATTTCGAGCTGCAATATTTGTTGCACTAGAAATCACCATTGCATTACTCATTGATGCAGTTGACCATGTCAGAGTAGGAGGTGTTGTTTCAGTGAACCCTTGATATGTATGGGCGTCCCAATATGTGTTTATGATGCTTTGTGATGTAAATGAACCAACGTTTAAATCTGGA